CCAGAGCCGGTAGCAACAGAATCGTTGACATACCCGCCTATACTACCCGAGAACAAAGGGTTATTCCAAGCGAGGCTACCACCTAAGTGATACGCACCTCTACCTCGAACATTAACCGACTGTCCCTTAGACAGATTAATCCGCTTTTGCTTGCGGTTCATCGTCTTTTGATTAGTGGTTTTGCCTCCACCAGGCTTGTTGGCTTTCGCCTTTTTCTTTTCGCGCTTGCGCTTATTCTTTGCCGCATTTTTACCTGCGGGCTTTAAAATCACTTCTGTCATCGGACTAAACTAATTTTATTCCACCATCCTCCAAAACAGAGTAGTCGAACAGATCGAAAGAATAAGAACTCTCTAATCCTGTATAAAAAGACATACAGGCATCAAAAGAAGGAACACCAATTTCAACATATGAGGCAACCACGGGATCGCGGTTGTCAAATTGCGAATCTAGCATCCAATAAAGTGCATCGGCAAAAAGAGAATAAGTTTCCGGGCCAGAACCGGCCGACATAACTGTGAGGGTCCATGCTTTAGACACCAAAGCGGGCATCTTAAGATTTTCGATACAATAGCAGAAAGAAGCTGCAATACGACCGACAGGATAACGAGGGATATAATAACCCTGCCACTCAACAATTGTGAAACCTAAAAATTCATGTCCAACTGGACTATCGGAGATCTTGAAAGGATCAAGCTCAAAACCGAATAAACGGTAAGTTGCTCGATACGCTTCTTCAATTTCTACATCAGTCATGTCTTGTGGAACATCAGGTAACCCACCAATACTATCGTCACCAAAGAGATATAAAGGCACCTCGGCAACATAAGCACTGTTTCCTTCGTACAAGGTCATTAAATTTAGTCCAGAGACATGTTCATGTGCAACAATATTGTCCACGGTAGTATCACCGGAACCAGAATTGTTTCCACACTTCTTTTTAACGACCGTTCCGTCTGGGAGTAATAAGTAGGATCGAATAGTATTCCGAGTTGTCCACTGCGCCATGAGCACATGTGAAGGAGGAACATACATATTTCGAATTTCATAAACTTCATCCATTACTGGGAGTTTACGATCCCACTTACGAACGTCAAGAGTAACTGTCCTCTTGCACTTAGCTAGGCGGCGAGCCATACGATCCACACCCCCCCTGTAGGGGTTAAAACCATAGGCCGACCACCATTTACCTTTCATAGCCTCATTCTGCTCCTTATAAAGAAGGAGTTGCCAAAGAAGCAAATGGAAAGGTGGAATAATGAAGGTTCTTATCTTATTATCATCAATCTTTGAAGCAGGATACCACTCAACCTTGCCG